TAAACAACAGGCGGTCCTTCACGTCTGCGGTTACGTTCAATCCAAAGTTGACCTGCTGTAAACCGCTCTGACTTCATGCCTCAAATTCGTGAAATAGGTGTGCAACGGATTGGCGTGCCCAACATCTCTGTGGGTCAAGCAATCCCGCCCCCTGTTTTACCAGCCGCACCACCAGTCACGTCAGCGGAGTTTCCAGTTGTTGAAATGCCTGGCTGCGTTCGGGCGCGTATCAGCAAGGGCGAAGGCATTGAGACTTTTGAGGACGATCCACGCGGCAATATCACGTTGTGCGATGGAGCTGTGCCTGTCTATGACGCGCCTGATTACAGGCCCCGTGATTTCACATGGGTTGAGCCACCCAAGGCAGACAGTAAAAAGCCGGAGACGAAAGCTCCGGCAGCGATCCCTTCCCCAAATGTGCCGGGTGCCGACCCCGACAATTCAAGGTTGCCACCAGATCCACCGTGCCCAGCTTTCGGTGCGAAAGAAATCGGATCGTTTAACAAATTAGGGACAGAGGTTCTTGCTGGTTATGAGTTGCAAGACGGTAAGTGCGTGACGATTTGGGATCCTGTGCCTGTCGCACAGGTCGTCAACAATTATGTGCCTGATGTCGGCCCGACTGTTTCAGTTGCGGTGACTGCAGCGTTTGCCACTACTGCTGCCATCTTGAGCAAGCCAATTGCATCAGTGCTGCAAAGGCTGGTCAAGCCGATCACGAAGAAGGTCGTCAAGAAGCTTCTTTTGAAAAAGGAGAAACCGGTATCTTTACGGGAGCGGATCCTGGCGCAACGAGATCGGAATCGCGCACTAATGGCTTTACGTCGGGCTGTGGGTAAATAATTTCGTGAGTGTGATCTTCAAAAGGAATCGGCTTCAGCACTACGTCTGCACAAATGGCCTTGAACGGGCTGTTGCTAGAAAAACCATAACCCTCACGAATCGCCTGAGCACATGCCTTGAGGCGCCCCATTTCGTAGTTCAACCGCTTGTCAGCAAGGCTCTGCTCGTAAAGAGCGACCTGTTTCTCTGCTGCTTTCAGGCACATGTTTATGGCACGACGATCTAGCGGCACTGAGATAGTGGCAGTGATGCCAAAGTTGTTGCTGTAATTGCTGCGATAGCCCGTCCTCATTGGCTTCATGAACAAGACTTTCCCAGGATTGTCTGGAATTCCGTCTGGTCCGTCTAAGCCTGTCTCCGGGTCAATCAAGCCATAGTTGTCGCTGTTGTCGTAAACGGGCTCCTCGTAATACTCATTGCTTGGTCTGCCAAACGAGTGAACACCAGACACGAATGGTGAAATATTTAGCGTTGCTCCATCGCACTGAATGCCAGAGCCGAAGCTGAACTTCTGATATTGGCCTGGGGTGATCTGCACGGCCTGGTTAACCACTGATCCGCTGCTATTTGAGACAGGTGATGCAGTAGCGCTCACCTGTGCAGCTGCAGGTGCTGTGTAAATCAAGCCAAGTAGCAGCGCAGTAGCTGTTGCTCTCATTGGCTGAATGTGCTGGTGGAGTCGGTCACGCTTTCAATAATGGTCTCCCTGTCAATGGTCACTTTCTCGATCAAGCCAGGCCCTTGATAGGTCTCAGCAAATTGGAAGGCAGCTCCTGGTGTTGATTGCACCCAGTTGCTGCGATTGGCAAGATCTAAACCTGTGCTGGTGGCAGCAGGGCTCACAGTGCCATTGCTTGGCTCAACACCAGTGCCCGTGACTGTGTACTCCCAGCCAGTGCGGTGCGATTCTGAGACGATTGACTCTTTCACAATCGTTTTGGTCTCTGTGTGAGTTGAGACGACACCTTGGCTGAAGTTAGGCACTACAGGTACAGCTACAGCCGGGGATGGCAGCAGCAGCAGCAGCGCACTAGCGGCTCTGCAGTTCACTGATCACCTGCCCGATTGCGCTGGTGTTTCCTGCACCTGGAGAAATCGTGATCGACCCGTTTGTGGTGATTGTGCCTGCCAAGCCGGTATTGGTGCCTGCTGCAGTGCTAGTCACATCGCCGAAAGCTGGAACCTCACCAACTGTCGGCGCCGAGGTGGGCACGGTGTCACCTTGGGTGTAGCTGTTAGCAAAACTGAAAGCATTGCCCCCAGTTGCCTGCGTTGCATCTGGAATCGTGATGGCATTGACGCCGTTAGTGGCTGCTCCAAGACCACCAATGGCATCGCTAGTGGTGGTGCCGCCTGCAGTGACGCTGGTGTCAACACCACTGCCGCTGATTGAATAGCTGTTCCCAACGCGAACAGCACGGCTTGATGCGCCACCTACATCAAGCTGAACGCTGCTGCTCAGTCGGTGAGTCAGGTCAGCCTGGGCAGGGGCAGCGAACAAAGTAATCCCCAATACCAAAAGTGTGCGCTTCATTTGGTGGTTGAAGTAGTGCTTTTACTTTCAAGGTTAACGCTTTCATCTTTTTTCTTCTTGGCCGTTCTGTTCATGGTCAACCCGTAGCTAGCTGCAGTCGAACTAAGCAGTGATGCACTGAAAGTCACGTCAATTTGACCCTTGAAATAACCGACGTAATTAGCAGTGATAATCGCCATCGCCCACAGCATGATTGTGATGCGGACGAAGTCACCCAACCACCCATTGCTGTGGTCTTCCTGTTCCTGGCCTTGCGCTTCCTTGCTTTCTGCCATGATGGTTTGACGCTAGAGGTCGAATGGTGGTTGAAGTCTGGGCTGCAGTAGCTGGAGCGTCTGTCGGCGTAGCTTCAGCTGGACTGACGGGGATGAGTCGTCAGAGTCAGCAGGGACGTGACTCCCTGATACGCCTTACGACCGCTGTAGACAACCTAGCCAGCCGCCTTGATGTGCTTCACGCCGACATCAGGACTCGCGATCAAGAAATTTTTGCTCGACTGGCAACTCTGGAGCAATCAGTAGCTCGATTGGAAGGACATAGCAATAGGAACTAAAGTATTGATGCTGTTCAAAACAGTCTCATGCTTTTAGTACTCAAGCCCTTGGTTATGACCATGTGGCGTTCAAGGGCATTCAAAGAGCTGATTGTGGCAATGCTTGAGAAGATTGTCACTCGCACTGACAACGACTTAGACGACTTAGCCGTCAAGCATCTGCGTGAACTGCTGTTGCCTGACACGCGAGTTGAAAAGTAGGTTTTGTCCGGCATTATCCAAGTGACCTTGCTGCTTGGGGCCATGGGTCTTGCCTTGCTGCCGTTCTTCCAGTTCTTCCGTGGTACGCCCCACCAGCTGGCTGCAATTAAACAGCTTGAGGAGTCGCTGCCAGAGGAATTATTGGCGGAAGACGAGGCAGATTGGTTTCAGGCGTGGAAGGAAAGCGGATATGACCAGCAGATCTACATGCCTTACTTCAGGCAGTGGGACAACAAGACCGGCACCGGTTACAGAGAGTGCTTCAGCTCAGCGGCAGCCATGGTGGCGGCGTATTACAAGAAGGTTCGTACAGATGATGAATACAACGAGATCCGCGCTAAGTACGGCGACAGCACGTCAGTAGATGCTCAGCTCGCAGCACTGCGCAGCCTTGGCTTGAACGCTCAGTTCCGCAAAGACGGTGACGCTGACTTGGTTGAGCGAGAGTTAGAGGCTGGCAGACCTGTCATGGCCGGTTGGCTGAATGTCGGAAACATGCTTCTGGGCGAGCCACCAATGTGCAACGCACTGGGTTGCGGGCACTGGAGTGTGATCAGCGGCTACGCAGGTAAAAACAGCTCTGATCCTGAGTGGATCATGCAAGACCCCAAGGGCTACCCCGAAATGGAAAAAGGCGGTCACTCCAACCCACACTTGGGACGCAATGTCCGTGTGAGGCAGGCAGCGTTTTACCAGCGTTGGCAGGCTGAAGGCCCAAAAACCGGCTGGGTCATTTTGGTTAGCCCTTGAGATCTAAGTACCATTGGTTTTTGCATTGCTCAAATGGCAGTTCTGTGTGACTGGGAGATCCAGGCCCGTTGCCGCAAAGGCAATATGGTTGTCCCATTCGATCCAGAACTGCTCAATCCAGCCAGCTTGGATTTGCGCTTAGGCGATCACTTGATGATCGAGAGCATCTATAGCCCTGAGCTGATTCGTATTGACATCTCAGACAGGACAGAAGATGAGCCGTTCATGCTTCAGTCCGGCGAGTTTTGCTTGGCTGAGACACTTGAGCTGTTTAACCTGCCCGACGACATCAGCTGCCAGTTTGTACTCAAGTCAAGCCGCGCACGATCTGGTCTTAATCACCTGCTTGCTGGCTGGTGCGACCCAGGATGGCACGGAAGCAAGCTGACGCTCGAATTGAAGAACGAGCGCCTACACCATGCGCTGCCGTTGTATCCCGGCCTGAAGATTGGCCAGATGGTCTTCCATGTCATGTCAAACACTCCCATGCACTCGTACGCAGAGACAGGCCACTACAACAATCACTTGACAGTGATGCCTGCTGTGGCATGAATTGAGAAGAATCTTCAGGGCTATGGGCTGGGCTGACTGGATGGTCGTCGACCAAAGCCTTGAGGAAGAACTCGAACTTGAGAAGAGTGTCCGCGACGTTCAAAGCTGTGATGACGGCGATGCGTTGCGAACCATGTGCGTCTCCTTGGTTCGCACTAACTGGCATCAAGCCAAGCTGCTGCAGCAAGCCGTGGGTCACATTGCAGAACTTGATGCCTGTGAGGCAGCCATGGAGCTATAAGCAGCGTTTACAAGCTCGAAAAATTGCTTAGCGGCCCAGTCCTTTGAGTCAGGGAAGTGACGTGCCATGCCGCCATATTGAACCAGCCATACCCAGCAACCATCCTTGCTAACGCGCTCAATCGTTGGCTTTGGCATGCTTCATGTGCTGGATGTAAATGTCAGCCTGCCAAAGATCATTTGAAAACTGCTTTTGACCATCAGGGCCGCAGCTGCAATAGCGAGGCTCGCCAATCGGTTCTACACCTTGGATGATGTAAAAGCCATCGCCATAGTC